CTTTTCTAGCTGCTTGCGCCAAGCATTGCTCATTTTTTAACGGCCGCAAAATAGAGATTTAAAGTTATGGCACGTCCTAGAACGTCAGCAGCAGTTTTAGAGATGAAAGGTTCGTTTAAAAAAGACCCTCAACGCGCCCGTGAAGATGCAAAAGTTAATAAGCCAATAGGCGAGCCGCCAAAAACACTTACTCCGTTTCAATTAAAAATATGGAAGGAGATTGTTAGCAAAATTCCACACGGGATTGCAGGCGATGCTGACGAATCTATTGTCGAGATGGTTGTTATTTTATTCTCTGAGTTTAGAGAAAATGCAGAAGAGTTTACCGCGGCAAAATACGGCATATTACACAGACTCTTATCTGACTTAGGTATGACACCCCAAGGCCGCGCAAAGATTGGTGCAGCACCCAAGCAAAAAAGCTCTAATCCATTTGATGACTTATGAAAAAATCAGCAACGCCATACACAGACGCGGCAGAACAATACGCGCATGATGTGATTAGTGGCAAAGTGGTTGCGTGTAAGTGGATTAAGTTATTAGCAGAGAAGCATTTTAAAGACAAAGAGTTAAAAGACTCACCGTATTATTTTGACCCGCTTAAATCAGAACGGGTTGCTAAGTTTTTGCAGTTGTTACCACACACTAAAGGAAAGTGGGCGGCAAAGCGTGACAACATCAAGCTAGAGCCGTGGCAATTGTTCGCTGTTTGTTTACCGTTTGGGTGGCTTAAACACTCAAACAACAAACGCAGATACCGCACTATTTTTGTTTTTGTACCGCGTAAAAACGGCAAGTCAATCATTGGCGGTGGCATCGGCAACTATATGTTTTCGATGGATGGCGAGTGCGGTGCCGAGGTTTACTCAGGCGCAACAACTGAAAAGCAAGCATGGGAAGTTTTCAGACCTGCTAAAACGATGATTGATAAAACGCCACAGTTACAACAAGCGGCAGGTATATCGGTCAACGCTAGCAACATGATTCGATTGGCTGATGGTTCGCGTTTTGAACCGATTATCGGAAAGCCTGGCGATGGTTCAAGCCCATCATGCGCCATTATTGACGAATATCACGAACACGCCGACAGCTCCATGTTTGACACAATGGAAACAGGCATGGGTTCGCGTGAACAGCCGCTCATGCTAGTGATTACCACAGCAGGTTCAAGCATTGGCGGCGCGTGTCATCTACTTTATACCGATTCTCAGAAAATGTTAGACGGCAGCATCACGTTAGAGTCAGTGTGGCCAGTGCTTTACACGATTGATGATGGGGATGATTGGTCTAACCCTGATGTATTACGCAAAGCAAATCCTAATTTTGGTGTATCGATTGAGTCTGAGTTTCTACTAGCTAGACAGCAGGAGGCCATGGTCAGTAGCAGCAAGCAAAACACGTTTAGAACAAAGCATTTAAACGAGTGGGTCGGTGCTAAAACGGGCTGGATGAACATTGTTAAGTGGAAACAATGCCCAGAAAGATTGCCACTCATAGAGCTAGAAGGTCGCCCTTGTTACATCGGCTTAGACTTAGCAAGCAAAGTGGATATTGCGGCAATGATTGCGGTATTTCCACCGATAACAGGTGATGACCGTTGGCACATACACGGCAACTATTACACACCTGAGAATCGCGTCTTAGAAATGGCAGACACCAACGCTAACAGATACAAGCAATGGCATATAGATAAATTAATCACACTAACCGATGGGGATGTGATTGATTTTGAGTATATCAAAGAAGATTTAAGGCAGTGGGCAAGTCGTTTTGATGTGGTTCAAGTAGGTTTTGACCCGTGGCAAGCAACACAGCTTTCAAATGATATGTTGGCAGAAGGTTTGCCGATGGTTGAAGTCAGACAAACAGTTCAAAACATTAGTGAACCGATGAAAGAAGCCGAGAAATTGGTACTCCAAAAACTATTGGCGCATGGCAATTGCCCGATTTTAACGTGGATGGCTTCTAATGTTGTCGCCAAGTTAGATGTTAAAGACAACATTTACCCTAACAAAGACAGACCCGAAAACAAAATTGACGGCATTGTTGCTTTGTTAATTGCATTAAATCGCGCCATTACTGGCATTGAATCAGAACAGGGCTTTGGAATGATGGTGTTATAACTATGGCAAGAAAACGCAACAAACAGCGCGTGAATAATGCAGCAGTACCATCTTCATCTATGGTTCGTGGCTCTGATGGTTATTCGATGTTTGCTATACCAAGCAACGCAGGTGTACCTGTAACCGAATCAACAGTGATGAATGTTAGCGCAGTCTATGCTTGCGTACAGTTGATTAGCGGTGCAATGGCTTCATTACCGTTGCCAATTTACGAACGCACAGCAAAAGGCCGTCAGCGTGCTGACCATCCGTTATGGTGGCTTCTTAATGAACAGCCCTTGCCAAGATGCTCTGCTAGTACATTTTGGCGTTACATGATGACAAGCAAATTGCTTCATGGTGACGGGTTCGCACTCATTAAGCGCAAGTCTGCATTTAGTCCTGAGATTGTTTCTATAACGCCGTGGCATCCTTTAGCTGTCAATGTGTTTTTGAATGGTGAGCGTTTAGCGTATCAGTTTATTAACTACATAGGCGGTCAAGGCATTGAGTCGCAGATGTATGACCAAGACGATGTGCTGCATTTTACAGGAGTTGGATTTAATGGCTTACGTTCTGTTAGTCCGTTACGCCATGCCCTAAGAAACGCGGCAGGCATTGCATTGGCAGCCGACAAATACAGCGCAGAGTTTTTTAGTGCATCGGCAAAGCCTGAGATTGTCATTAAAACAGAAATGGCAAAGTTGAGCGAAGACCAAAAAAACTTAATTATTGATGCTTGGCGTTCGATACAACAAGGCGATAGAACGCGCCCTGGTGTGCTTGGTCAAGGCATGAGCCTGCAAGAGCTAACGATTAACGCAGAAGAAGCGCAATTGCTACAGTCAAGAATGTTTCAAATTGAAGATATTGCCCGAATCTATGGTGTGCCTCCCTTCATGATTGGCCACACACAGAACACAACGTCATGGGGAAGTGGTGTTGAACAGATGGGCATTGGCTTTGTTAAATACACGCTATCACAGCACATCGTTGATGCAGAGCAAGAGATTAATCGTAAGCTATTTTTAACCGAGAAAAACTTTTGTGAGTTCAATACCGCAGGCTTAGAGCGTGGCGATATTAAAACGCGCAACGAGTCGTACAGAATCGGCTTAGGTCGTGCAGGTGAGCCAGCATGGTTGACCGTAAATGAGGTTAGATTGGCAGAGAATTTACCGCCCATTGATGGTGGAGACGTTTTGTTTGTAGGAACAGCCCCAACAGGAGGCGCAATGTAATGAACCAACTCATGGCCTTATATGGTTTTAATCGTGACATTAAAAACCGTAGATTTGAAACAGTGACAAATGCAGCCAACACAGAATCCACAATCTACATTTACGACATGATTGTAAGTGATGCTTTAACGGCAGAGTGGATGGGCGGTGTTGATGCACAAACTTTTGTAAATGCCTTGTCAGCGATTACCGCACCAACAATCCATATCCGCATTAACTCGCCAGGTGGTGATGTGTTTGCCGCTCGAGCTATTGAGCAATCAATCAAGACGCACCCAAGCAACATCATCGCTCATATTGATGGTGTGGCAGCAAGTGCAGCGACATATATCGCATTAGCAGCCGATGAGATTAGAGCTAATGAAGGCGCGTTGTTCATGATTCATAACGCATGGACACAAACAGCAGGCGATAGCAGAGATTTAACGGCCACAGCTAACTTGTTGTCAAAGATTGATAGCACATTAGCACAGACTTACTCGACAAAATCGGGTAAGGCTGTTGAAGAAATCGTGCCATTGATGGATGCCGAGACGTGGTTCACCGCACAAGAAGCCGTAGATTTTGGTTTTATTGACAGCATTGAGCAAGGCAAAACAGCCAAGGCTCTTTGGAATATGGCAGTTTATAAAAACGCACCAGTCATCGAACCCGAACCGATGGTCGAACCTGAGCAACCAACCAATCAACCCATTTTAAAGCCTGACTTTTCAGCAATGGAAAGACAGTTAAGACTAGCGACAGCTATTTAAACAACCAGTTTTAACCCGCAACAATCCCGCACTTTTGCGGGTTTTTTACTTTTAGAGAGAGATGATTATGAAATCTATTCAAGCCTTACGCGAAGAACACAGCGTTTACGCAAAGCGCGTCCGTGAGTTAATGGAAAACAGCCAAAAAGATGGCGCAACATGGACACCTGAAAATCAGGCCGCTTATGATGCAGACATGGCGAAAATTGACACGATTACAGCCGAAATCAAGCGCACTGAGCAAGTTTTAGCAACATTGAAAGATGAAAACTTGACAGCGCAAATTGATAAAGCCACTCATAAGCCTGCCAACAAAGCGCGTCAATTGTATGCTAAATGGTTACGCGGTGGTGACAGTGCATTGACCGCTCAAGAGTGGGCAGATGTACGCAACACCATGTCAACTACTACAGGCAGTCAAGGCGGCTATACCGTACAGTCTGATGTTGCCAGCATGTTGTTTGATGCGTTAAAAGGTTACGGTGGTGTGCGTTCTGTTGCTACTGTATTGCAAACAGACATGGGTAATTCTTTATCGTTCCCAACGTCTGATGGCACAGCAGAAACAGGCGAATTGATTGCTCAAAACACCACAGCAACCGCAGCAGACCCAACCTTTGGCACTGTTGCGCTAGATGTTTACAAGTTCAGCTCAAAGATTATTGCCGTGCCTTTTGAATTGCTTCAAGACAGCAACATCGACATCGAAGCGTTTGTAAATACTCGTATCGCTGACCGTTTAGGCCGTGTGACGAACACTTATTTCACCACTGGCTCAGGCTCTAGCCAACCGCGTGGCGTAGTAACAGCAGCAGGCGCAGGTAAAACAGGCGCAAGCGGTCAGACAACAACCATCATTTATGATGATTTAGTCGATTTGATTCACTCCGTTGATTACGCATATCGTGCATTAGGTCGTTGCAAGTTTATGATGAACGATGCAAGCGTGGCTATCATTCGCAAAATCAAAGATGACCAAGGTCGCCCATTGTTTATGCCTGATGACTCAGGTTTAGCTGATGCGCCAGTTGGTACAATCATGGGCTACCCTGTTGTGATTAACAACGACATTGCAGTTATGGCTGCGTCTGCTAAGTCTGTATTGTTTGGTGACTTCTCGTTCTACCATGTGCGTGATGTGATGAACGCTGAAATGTTCCGCTTCACTGATTCCGCCTATGCGAAATTAGGCCAAGTGGCTTATCTAGCGTGGATGCGTAGTGGTGGCAACTTGTTAGATGTTGGTGGCTCTATCAAATACTACATCAACGCAGCTTCTTAATATAAAAACAGGGCAAGGAAGCCCTTTTTATTGAGGAAATCATGGCAAAACTAACACCAAAACAGGAGAAAAAAACGGTCAAAAGTGCTGTTTTATATACCTGTATCGCACCAACTGGCACAAGATTAACCATTGGCCAAGTCGTTGAATTGAGTGTTTCTGATTATGAAACGCTAAATAAAATGGGTTATGTCAACGATAGTATCGAACAAATTGCTTATTTTGAGTCTAACAAATGAAAACGACTATTATCACAGCATCAAGCGTCTTGACTGTAAGTGTTGCTGAGGTAAAGGCGTACTGTCGTTTAGATTTGGATAACTCAGACGAAGATACTTTGTTACAGATGTTGATTCAAACATCAATGGCGCGATGTGTGCAAGAAACAGGCCGCGCATTATTAACCACAACCTACAAATTAACCGCAGAATTAACCGCATTGGGTATTGAGTCTTATCCACCTTTTGCAGGTTATGCGCCTAGTAATAAATTAAAATTACAGTTTCCAAACTTTTTATCTTTAGTGTCAGTTGTCGGTACAAATGCCGATGGTGACGAAACAACATTGACCGCCACAGATTATAAACTTAATCACACTGGCACATTCTCAACTATCCAAATCTTAAACGCGAGTGATGCGGAGTTTGTCGAAGTGATTTACACGGCAGGCTATGGCGCAACAGCCGCAGATATTCCGACACCGATTAAACAATGGATTATGCTTGATGTTTCAACGCTCTATGAGAATAGAGAAGCGGTAACAATGGGAGCATTAGCAAGCATTCCTTACCCGTTTGTTGGTGGTCTTCTTGACGCTTACCGAGTGCAATACTAATGCTAACACTTGTCGGCAAACTTCGTCATCGTGTAACCATAGAAGCACTAACCGAGACGCGCAACTCTAGCGGCGGTGAGAAGTTTATTTGGCAACCCATTTGCACAGTGAATGCCGAAATAGTGCCATTGTCGGGAAAGTCTTTGTTTGCCGCACAACAAAACCACAGCGAAGTCACAGGCATTATAAAAATGCGGTATCGTGCCGACATTAACGCCAAACAACGCGCAGTACATAAAGATAAAATCTACAGCATCCAAGCAGTAATCAACATCGGCGAGCGCAACAGAGAGCTGCATTTAATGACTAGCGAAGGTGTTAAGGAGTCGTAAAAATGTCAGACGTTACCGTTTTAGGCATGACTCAACTCGAAAACACTATCAGTCAATTAAATAAAAAAGTGGCCAAGGTAATTATTGGTGATGCACTCAAACAAGGGGCAGTTATTGTGCGTGTTGAAGCACAGAACCGCGCACCAGTCGGCACAAAATCACACAAGTTTAAAGAAAAAGGCAAAATCATTGTTGTTAAGGCAGGCAACCTAAAACGCAAATTAAAAGAAAAAAAGCGCACAGGCAAACGCGCCACACTTGGCCAAATTCAATACATTATCCCACTCGATGGCCGCGTGTTTTATGGCAAGTTTCAGGAGTGGGGATGGAAGACCAAGAGCGGTAAGTACATTGCACCGCAACGATTTTTACAACCTGCATTTGAATCTAAAAAAGCCGAAGCACTGGCCGAAGTATCTAAATTATTAGGCGATGGCATAGAAGCCGAAGCAAGGCGTTTAGGAGTAGAGAATGCAATCTAGCACTGTTTTTTATAACACAGTACGCAGTTTATTTAAGTCGCGTGTGTATCCAAATTACGCACCCGAAGACACACCCAAGCCGTTTTTAGTTTACACAGAACCTACTAGCACCAAAGAAAATTCTATTGATAGTGGGTTTAGTGGTGACAGCAAGATTCAATTTGATGCCTATCTTTTTGCTGATGATTATGACGAGGTTAAAAGCCTTAAAGATGCCGTCATTGCAGCAATGGAAGCGCAAACCACTTTACCGAGTTGTTCGGTTTTGAGTGATGCCTACAGCTATAACGAGACTGTGGCCTCACACGTTATTATGATTAGTTTTGTCATTTGGGAGCAAACAACATGACCGTACACGT